TTTCATACAACGTGTTAATTTAATTTGGCCATGTTCCGTTCATTTCGTCAAATGTACCCAGTGATGGATAGTAATTTTGCTAACTCAGCATGGGACGCAGAAAAGAACACTTTTGAACAATCAGGTTCTATTGCAACTATCTTTACATCATCAGGTGTAACTGTTCTTTCAGGTAGTACTATATTATCAGGTGCAACAGGATCATTTACTGACACAGCTGATATTGAATTAGTTTCATTGATGGAAGATCATATTCCTGGTTTCTCAGCAGGTTGGAAACTTTACGATCCAATGACAAGAGAAGAAGACGAAAAAACATACCCAGGTGTAATTGGACCCGACGTATTTACTAAGTCAGTTCAAGTTGGTGATGTAGAAATTAGTTCAGCATTGAAACGTACTCAAATTGAGGACATCAAAGCTGCAACTGGTATGGATATTGTTCAAAAATTAGAAGGTGTTCTAATTAACGAACTTACCCAAGTTATCTCTAAAGAAATTGTTGCTAATATCAGAACTTTAGCACTTTTAAATAGAGCATCACACACTGCACCTAAAGATGGTTCAGGTAATTCAAAATTCGACTTTAACGTTGATACATATTTGACATTACCATCAGAAGCTGGTTGGGCTGCACCAGGAGGTGAAACTTATCATTCACTACAAAGAAAACTTATTGCGAAAATCAATAACGCTTCTAACTTTATCGCTACAGACGGACGTGTAGGTCCTGCTCAGTATCTAGTAACAAATGGTAATTTAGCATCTGTTATCCAAGATATCGCTGGATATACAATTAATCCTGTTCAAGCTAGTAAATTGAACACTAACGGTCAACTTTATCCAATGGGTAATATTGGTAACATTTCAATTTATGTAGATCCTTACATGAGATGGGACGACAACCAAATCTTCTTAGGAAGAAAGAACTCAGTCGATCAACCAGGTTTGGTATTTATACCTTATCTAATGGCTCAGTCAATCAGTCTGATCAGCGAAGCGACGTGGGCTCCTAGAATGTTAATTCGTTCAAGATACGCCATCGCTGATATTGGATTTTTTCCAGAAAAACAATATATGGCAATATCTGTAACTGATGTAAATGGTGTATTAATATAATCTTAATTGATTAAAATTAATCATAAATTCAAAAAGAGGAAGATTTATCTTCCTCTTTTTTTTTATATATAGAGTATATGAAAAAATTAACACAACGTGAAATAATCAAAAGGTTAAATAAAACCCACAATAATAAATACTCATATGTGTTTCCTAATAATTACAAAAATGTAAAATCTAAAATAAAAATAATTTGTCCAATACATGGTGAATTCGAACAAATTGTTGATGATCATTTAAAAGGTAGGGAATGTTCGACATGTGGTGCAAATAAAAGTATTAAAAATAGAAGAAGTAACCTAAGTAATTTAATAGATAGATCAAATATTGAACACTATAATAAATATGATTATTCATTACTTAAAACACACAAAAGTATGAATGATAAAGTGGAAATTATATGTCCAGAACATGGTTCATTTTTCACAACATTACATTGGCACATAAATAAAGGTAGAGGATGCAAACAATGTGCAATAGATAGAGTTACCGATACCAAAGAAGATTTTGTTAGAAAGGCAAGAAATGTTCATGGTGATAAATACAATTATGATAAAGTAAATTACATAACAAGTAGAATAAAAGTTATTATAACTTGTCCAAAACATGGTGATTTTGAACAAAAACCAAATGAACATATTTATTCTAAAAACGGCTGTCCCGTTTGTAAGGAAAGTAAGGGAGAAAGGGAAGTCCGTAATATATTAAAAAAGAATGGAATTGATTTTGAATTTCAAAAATCGTTTTGTGATTTAAAGATGACTAATTGTTTATCTTTTGATTTCTATTTACCTGAATATAATACTTGTATAGAGTATGATGGCGAACAACATTTCAGACCAGTTGATTATTGGGGAGGTAAAGAAGGTTTTTTAAAAAGGAAATTATATGATGAAGAAAAGAATAAGTATTGTGAATTTAACAATATAAATTTAATAAGGATAAGTTACAAGGATAACATAAAAACAATTCTTAAACAACACTTTGATATAAATGAAAGAATAAAATCGTTTAGAAATTTTCAATAAAAAAAAACCTGATAAATATTACCAAGTTTTTTTATTTTTTAATCCCACAGATATTCAAATTCATCAAAATCGTCACCTCCTCTATTATAGTTGTAGTTATGAGTTTCTTTAACTCCTATTGTTGGTAAATTTTCCCATTTGATTTTAATTGATGTTTCCGCTAATATTTTCAAATAATCAATATTTTGTCTTTCGTGATTTGAATGTTCATTAAAATACCCAACGGATAAATTTGTACATTCCGGTATAGTACCCATAAATGCTGCGCTATCTGTAAATAGTCCACCTGGATCATTTCTATGTTTTAGTCCAAGATCATTGTATTGAGTTTTCAATGAATCAACAAATTCAGATGAACAACATTGTTCTCCCATTTGTCTTGAAATTATTGATCCATAACCTTTTCTATCGAATGAAATACATCTCTTGAAATTAGTTTTAAACCAGTCTGGTTTGATTCTTAATATACCTTTAGAACCCAGCATACCAGATTCTTCACCTAAGAAGAAATAATATGTACCTGGAACCTTATTTTCTATCATATAAAGCAATACAACGACTCCAGCCTTATCATCTGCTCCAAGTATAGTACTACCATCCGTTTCGATAAATTCACCGTCAAAGACATGATTAACAGGTTCAACGTCTCTTCCCCATGACGCATCATCCAAGTGAGCGGTGAACATTGTTTTACTTTTTCCAATACGAAGATAATAATTTCCAAATTCATCCTTTTTGATATTATTTGGTAATAAATGTTTTACTTTATCTTCTGTTTTATATGGTGTATTATATTTAGTTAAATCTAAAAATAATTCTTTTATATTAATTTTATTCATTTGATTTTTTTTTTTAATTTTTATTAATTTGACAATTTACTAATTTTTAATAAATATTACAAATTTTACATATTAACTAATTCCTTCTCAATATTTTCCATTTCCTTTTTGTATTCTTCCATATCATTGTGAGATCTAAACATTTTCTTTTTATAGGATTTTCTATCTTCGTAAATATTTCCCATTACTTCACTTACAACCCCCATTTCATTTTTAAATACTGCACCATTTAATAGAACTAAATCTTCTTTATCAATTTCTGTTCGATGGTTATTAAAAACAGCGGTTTCATTTTCTGATTGTTCCATATCTTCAAATTGCTCGAAATGTATCATTTTTTGATTTTTTCGAGCATGAATTGTATCTCTATCCACATATCCTTTATATGAATCAGCAGATATATTAAATTGTCTCATAGTTGTGGGATATAGACTGGCAAAATCATAACAGCAAGTCCATGTTGCCATTCCTCTTCTTGGGTGTTTGACCCAACCACCTTCAACTCCTTCTGTTTCTGACACATCTCTTTTACATAAAACAATATTTTTTTGATTTTTCAACTTACTTCTAAGTATTCCTTCTGTGACTGGTAAAGTGTTATATGCATCTACGACTTTAATTTTGGACAATGTTGCTATACCATATAAAATATCAACATATTTCATTTTTTCATGAATTTTTTGAACTAAAATTGAATCGACTGCATTATAAAATATAAATTTTTTAAAATCTGTAGCGTGAAGAATTTTTAAATTTCCTTCATAATTTACTTTTTTAACACCCAAAACATTTTCAGAAACAAAGTCTAAAGAATTACTTTCTTTAACTTTAATTGATGTGTCCCATTTTTTATAGAGTTCCATATAATCCACGATGAGTCTATGAGCTGGCAATTCACAGTAAACAGTGTCATCAAAACTTGGAATTAATTTTTTAGTAAATGATGCAACATTTGGTTCAATTCCTAATCTTCTTGCTCTATTAACCAAAAATACCCAGTCATAATTTAAAAAATTCCAACCTGTAATAACAGGCATTTTAGGTACATATTTATTGAAAAAATTAAATACTAAATCATATTCATTTCTATATTCGATATATTTAAATTTGTATTTAACTCCAAATTTTTCAAAATAATTATTTATATCTTCATTTATAGATAGTTCTTGTTTAGGTGTTATTTCACCAACTCCCATAACCATAGCTTTATCTTTAAAAACAATTGAAATGGATTGTATTGCACTTTCTGCTAAATGTGGTTCGGGTTTTTTATCTAAAATTTCATTTTCTATATCGACAAAGAATATGTTTGGTTCGTTGTATTTATGAATTCTATCTTGTTCTTCTTGTGACATATTATCCATAAAATCATAAACTGAATATCGATTTGGATTTCGTGTATATATCTCTTTTACAGAATTTCCATCCCATGTAACATATTTGCCACTTTTTTGTGGGTCATCATGTTCACATGTTACAAATTTTGTAGGATTGTTCCATTTATGATATTTTAATTTAATGTTTCCATCTTCACCTATGTAGGATAATATTAAGTTGTTATTTTTATATTCATAGTCTATTATCATTGGTACTATTCTTTTTTAATATATAGATATAGAAAATAAAAAGTTTATGTTATCAACAACTGAATTTATAGAAAGATCGAAAAAGATACATGGTGATAAATATGATTATTCATTAGTAGATTATAAAAATAGTAAACTAAAGGTAAAAATAATTTGCAATATTCACGGTGTTTTCAATAAAACACCTAATAAACACTTACATGGACAAGGTTGTCCGAAATGTAGTGGTAAATTGAAATTAACTAATGAAGTTTTTATAGAAAGATCGAAAAAAATACATGGTGATAAATATGATTATTCATTAGTAGATTATAAAAATA